GCATTGATATTAAGACCTATTTCAGACGGCTGTATATTCGCATAGGTATTTGTCGGAACAAAACTCATCAGCCCCGCATCGCCCAGATAATAACTTCGGTCATCAATGCTGATTGAACTACCGCAACACAAAGCCGTTTCCGAAAGCGGATACACCGCAAGTGTCTTTTCATGTGGATTGCCCACCACCTGGTAAGCTCTACCGTATTCTTTGTATACAATGATTGCTTTTGACAGGAAATCAATAGACACAATACAGCCCGGGTCTTTATACCCGACTTCTACATACTGCGCCGATGAAGCATCATTTGTATTCGTTTTCCACGATTTATAATCGCCGACAGCCGACCACGTGATACGGTGTCCATAAATGGATGCCACCATAACAGAGCCAGAATGACTGCTCACAAATTCACAATCCGGGCTTTCGTTTACAGTAGACAGCACACCTGCGCTGGAAACAGTCTGCAGCTTACCGCCGGAAGCAATCAATATGTCATGATCAAATGCATGATACTTCGGAATACTGTTCCCTGTTAGCGTCCCCAATTTTGAAACCGTTGTAAAATTGGCTGTTTTGTACAAATCACGGCCGCAGGAAAAATAATATTGTTTGCGGTAATTGTCATAATACAGACTTTCAATATCCGCCGTTCCCGTATAAATTGTTTTCACGCCTGGTACCGTTTGAAGCGCACCGTCCGTCGGGCTGTATTCGCAGTTAATCGTCTGCGTTAAACTCTGCATATCAATGCTTTCTGCAGGCTTGCTCCAGTCCAGACCTAATCTGAAACCGTTTGTCGAAGCAAAGAAACGCTCACCCATATTATCGCCCTCTTGCCGCTTGTATTGCCGTTGTTAAATCAGCAATGAACGCTTTATCTGCACTGGCATAATCCAGCATTAAAGATTTCTTTTTGACAAGAAATGAGACCAGCTGCACAAGCACAAAATGAAAGATTTCACTGAATGGAATCGAATCAGTTTCATCTGATACATGCGGCTTTTTCACAGCGTAAAATACATCATTGACAGTCTTTCCACCGTACGTCTGGAAAGACCCGTTCACAATGCGGACAGGGTAACCCGCCGCCGGAACAAACGCTGTAAAATCACCGGGTACCGGATTATTGTTGCTAATGTCCATACTTTTTACAACTTCCCTGTCTTTCATCGGGACCAAAATCATCACGAGATAATCAATAGCCGCATTGATGTAAGGAATGTATTCCGCACTGTCATCCAGTATTTCATTCGTGTCCAGATTAATCATCGTAATCAGTTCGCCTGCTGTCATACGGCCAATACCCCCTTGCAATAAAACCGCTTTCATCGTCCATTTGACGTGCCATTTCGGAAATCGTATCTTCCCATCCAGAAACAAACGATAAATCCGCTTTCAGGATCCGCGCTACCATGTAATTCACCAGAAGACTTTCTATTTCTGCCGGATAACCGCTTTTATCATCCATTTCTTTGTAATCTGCAGATGGGATATATACGACGGTCAGTCCACTTTGTGCCGCACTCTTCGCAGTAATGATTTTGTGGTCTTCCATCGTGTAATCAACAGAATGACCATACATATCCTTTACTGATACAATCTGCAGTGCGAAAGAAGAAAGCGCAATTGTCGGTCTGTTCGGAACTCCCGTCTCCGTTACACGTAAAATATCCGGAATATACCGCAGTACAATCTTATGCAGAATATGATTTCCTTCGTTATAAAACTCCAGAAACTGATACGGCGTATAGTTCACCTGCGATGTATCGCCCACCTGCATATACGCGCGGTTAATCAAATCTCTTACTGTCATGGTTACTCCTTAAGAAAAGGAAAGAGGGCTGTAAAAGCCCTCACCTTATCTCCATTGAAATTACTCTACAGCACCGCCTGTCATGACCTGAATCACGCCGTAGTCCTTGCTGTTGTAGATGGATTTTTCAATGCCGCCGAAGAACGCGATACCGTTCCCCTGTACATTGCCGTAATCATCCTCATCTTTAATGAAGCGAGCCTCGCGGGCTACAGCGAAGCATGCCGCCTGCTGCCCAAGGAGCAGATTATGAACAACGTTTGCAGAAGACGCACCGGTTTTCGTATTCATGACACGTTCATATTCATACAGAACGACGCCGTCATATTCGCCGAGCGCTCCGGTGAAAATCGGGTTCTTGCTGCCGCGGATGGCCGCATTCTGTTGTGCCGCCTGCCATGCAGGATCTGCTTTCAAGTCACGCGCCGCCCATGTGCCCACAAGCATGATGTATTTCTCCTGTCCGTCAATCTTGAGCGGTTTCACTGTCGGTTCATGCATTTTAGCCTTGCGTTTTGCGCGGCCGATTACCGCACAGGTCAGCTTGTCATTAGCTGTTAAAGAAACCTCTGTTCCTGCCGTAGACGCAATAAGACGTTCACCGGTTGTCGGATTGGCGGTCAGTGCGGAAATCAGCTTGTTGTCTTTCCAGTCAGACAGCCACTGCACCAATACCCCCTTGATAAGAGGCAAATTTTCGTACGGAGATTTCTGGTCATCCGCCTCAAAGCGCGTAACTGCGTTTCTGACCAAAGTAGTCTTTACGCTGAAATCATACATCTGCATTTCTTCTTCATTACCTTTGAGCGTGCTGTTCCCGGAAACGCCGTTCCCTTTAAGATTCATTGCCAGTCCAAAGTTTACTTCATCGCCTTTAGCCTGTTTTAGATCTTTATTCGTATGAACAACATTACTCCCATTAGTAGACGTAAACTTATCAAAATAAGAAGCTTTTAAACCTTCTCTCCATACCTTTTTCGTCCAGAGTTTAGGAACCAATTTTTCAGGAATTTTAAATTCATGTGCCATATTTCATTCTCCTTTTTGTAAAATAATTAATCACCGCAGAGTTCATCAATCTGCTTTCTGATTCCCGCCGGCAGCTCACTTTCACGCCCCTCTTCCACGTATCGCAGAATTTCTTCTTCGGACAGTTTTGCCCCCGTCGGAGTACCGCCGTTTAATGCACTTGCTTTCGGCAGTGTTTTAGCCGTTTCAAGCGGATTTTGCGCAGGCGTGGTCATCGCCGATTTTACCTTTTCAGCAAAATCACGAATAACTTTGAAGTCTGCATCCGTGCCTATCCCCTGATCAATACGTGAAAATGCCGCATCAATCGGGGCAGCGTCTTTTCGCGTCATGCCGTCCAGCATTTCAGTGCCTTTCTGCCACAGCTCGCCGATATTCGGAATAGCCTTAAGCTCACCGATAAACGCTACATTTTTCTGATAGGTTTCCTGCCGCTCTTCCTGCTGGCGTGTCATCTGATATTCAATCCGTGCCTGTTCATGAAGAAGTTCCTGATACTTTTGTGCATCGGTGAACATTAAATCAGATGCGTCATCAATCTTGAGCCGACGTGCGGCTTCCTGCTGCGCATAACTGCGAATTTGATTCAAATCTTCCGGAGATAATACCGGTTTCTGTGACATGCTCATCTGTGACCGCAAAGTATTAGCCGCTTCTTCGGCCGCTTTTCTGCGAGCCCGTTCTTCTGCCAGTGCTTTCTTCAAATCACCGCCTGCCGGATTGTTTTCCGGTTCCTTCGGTTCAATTTCCGTTTTAGGTCCCGATTCAGGATCAGGATCAGTTTTCGGCTGTCCGTCTGCAGAATTATCTTCCGGTTTCTTTGGATCATTACCAGCTGAAGTTGCCGGTTCCTGCTTATCAAGACCTGCTTCTTTCAAATCCTCTGCATCGAATCCCAAATCTTCTGCGTCGAGCATTGCTTCATTTTCCACGATTATCTCCTTCTGCCGGTTTAACGACGTCGGCGGTCGAATGATTTTTGTAGTAGTTTACCGTCTCTTTTCGGACGAAAGAAAAAAGCCTTTTAACGTCGTTGCTCAGGACGATATATCAAGGCATTACTGCCCTAATAGCGGTGGTTGCTGTAATCCTTGCGGTACCTGCTGTGGTATTTGCGGCTGCACCAGCGAAGCAGTTGCCCGCCCTTTCAGTGCTAATCTTTCCTGCATAATCTGCTGCGGCGAAATATTTACGCCGATAGATTGTAATGCAGTAGACAACGCTTCCGCAGGTAAATCCTCAACACTTGCGCTGACTTTAAAGTCCGGCATTTTCGGCTGTTCGGAAGCTTGCTGCATACGCTTCTTGACGGTTTCCTTTTCCGGGAAATCCATGAAGTCAAGAATAATATCCATCGGGATATCGACGCCCGCTTTCTTTGCTTCAAGCAGCTGATACAGATTCGCCCGCCGTGCGGTGGCGCTTGCCTGCGATGTTGTAATTACAATGTCGAAATCAAAAGCAGATAAGTCATACAACACCTTCGTGACCGGATCGCCGTTTTCATCTGTCATCGGCATACCGTTCTGATCTACCGCCTGCTGTTCCTGCATAGCTTGACCTAACCCCGGCTGTATCTGCACAAACTCTTTTTTGCCGTCTTCGCCGAGAATGCGCATAACTTTATCTTTGTTGTAAAACTGCGGAATCAATCCCGGCGCGTAGGTGTCTCCCCACAAGAGTTTTACGATCTGCAGTTCCGCCTCTTTTGCCTTGTCGAATATTTCCGCCGTCTGCACCGTGGTAACTGACTGCCGTAAGTCAATCGCCTTTCCGCTCATTGCCCCAATACTGCCTGACAGGCTCTCCGGAGTAATGCCTGAAATCGTATAGAAATCACTGCTTGAGCGGTTTTCAAGCTCTATATTATTGACAGACTGCGCTGACGGAAGTCCATCGGTAAATGTCACACCCGGTTTCAAGAAAATATTCGCACCCGGAGTTGTAGACAAATTCCGAATTTCCCGTTTCTCTTTTTCATCAAACTGCGGTCCAGTCCAAAAACGAACACCGAGCGACTGCTGATTGACGATATGCATACGCTGGCTGCGGTTCTTGTTGAGTTCGCGCTGTGTGTCTTTTAAATCCCGTACAATCCCCGCCGGTTCCAATCCGTCATCTACATCCTCACCGTAACCGGATAAGTAGCAATACTGCCGCACAAGTGGGAATTGATTGTGTTCGTATGGACTTTCGCCATCTTCAAGCAGCACTTCCCCGCAAAATGTCGCATATCTGATTTTCGTAACCGGGATTTCTTCCGGTTCCGCTCCGGACATTAAAAAAGCCGAATATAAATCCGGCTGCGATTCATCGACGATCATTCCATCTGCAGAGAAAATCTTCTTCCGCGTGTACTCTTTGTACCAATATTGAACTACCCTTAACTTCTTTAAATCGCGCGAATACCAGAGCGGCTCCGTATCAATCGTCTCCAATTCACTGTCATCATACTTATGCGTAAGCATAGCGATTTCATCTGCCTTGTCCGGATAGATCTGTTTCAATTTATCTGGACTTTCCCAGCTATATCTGCCGCAGTAGAAAGCGTCTGACAAATCATCTTCTTTGCATTCCGGGTCAACGAACACATCAAACGGACTGATATTTTTTATCTGTATCCGTCCATCCATCCGGGCGTAATCAAATTCATAACTGACCCAGTAGTTTCCGACACCACATATAACCGCGTCTTTGAATGCCTTTTTCTTAACGCTCTGATAATTAGTCTTGTCGAAAGTATATTTCGTAATCCCTTTCGCTACCCGTGCTACCCGGTCATCTTCTTCCGAGCGCGGCAAAAAATCGGGCTCCGTTTCGTTCTGCGCCGCATAGCCTGAAAGCAAATTAATAACAGGGCGTATCCGGTTAATCGTAATAACCGGACGAGATTTCTGTTTCATTACTTTCAAGTCCGCATCCGTCCACTGTTTACCGCGCATGAAATCATAATCTTCTTTTGCAATTTTGCGCCATTCGCTTGTTAGCTGCAGCGCCCTTTTTACATTATTTCGCGCTTCAGATAAATCAAAACTCATTCGACAAGTTCTCCTTTAAACATCATTCCATACATCTGCCTAAGCTGCCATTCTGGCATCTGCGCCGCGAACGCCGCCAGCTCTTCATCAGATTTTTTTGCCGGAATTAAAATTCCATTCTCCATACGTTCACCATACTCCGACTTGAGCACTCTATAAGCGTAATCTCTAAGCGCTCTGTCACTCATTACACGCCCCACGCCGTCGGTTCATCTCCTTCCTCATCTTCATATTTGTATCCATCATTGAATGGCTTTTCTGCTTTCACCGGCCGAATCGGACGGCTCATCAAGAAATATCTGACGCTGTCGTAACTATGGTCTTCTTGCTGTGTATCTACATCTTCAACCTTGTGTTTATCGTATGTTAGCGCCGGAAGTGTCCGTATCAAGTGATAGCACGTCTTAAATATCTTTAATTTTCTTTCTTTTAATCTTAGATGTACCTGCATTTTCCCTGCTAATCTGTCATTATCCGCCGGATACCACGGCACGCCTTCCGCTGCGAACACTTCTGCAATTGACGGCCCGTCATGTCCTGTTTTCTGCCAAATTGCCGGATCCGCAATACCGAACTCACTGCCCAAATGTTTAATCTTCTGCGCGACTTCCCGCGCTGTTTCCTGCGTACCCGTGTTGACCGTTCCCGGCTTGCAGCCGTACCATTCGTTAATTACATAGACAACGCCGTCATAATCGACTGCATATTCATAAATCGCATACGGCTTGCTGTATCCCCAGTCCATAGACCGCCCGCGCTGCCAGCTTTTCGGAATTTCAAACGGTTCAACAACGTGTATATCTGTCCGGAACTCTTCAAAAACCTGCCCTTCGAATATATTCCAATCGCCTTCTCGATATGCCTTCCGGAGCTTATCCGGCAGCGTATCAAGCGCGTCACTATATCCCGCCGGTAAGTAAGGATTATCATCTATCCGCGCCTGTACAAACGCAATTTTATTTGAAAAATCCCGCATTTCCTGCGGAATGTTTCTGTCGATAAACAGATTCTTAACCCACATATGACCCTTGCCGCCAGGGTTCGTTCCCGCAATCAGCTTAGGATTCTCAACACCGACCCAGCGAAGCCGCATGCGGAGAAAATCAAAAACAGTCTGTTCATTCAGCGTCAGCTCATCAATCGCAATCGCCGCAAACTCTGATGACAAATACTTTGACGGATTGTCTAAGTTTCGGAAACAGATAACCCCACCGCCGAGCCTGTCCGTAAGTGTAAATTCATGCGTCGCTTCTTTGTAGCTGCCAAGCCAGTCCGGGAACTCCATTTTTATCTTTGACAACTGTCTATCCCGCAGTGCCGGATAATCTTCGCAAAACAGCCCAACGCGGATATCTTTTAATTTCAGATGCTTGTACCAGCTGATCAGGAGATAAACCAGTTCCCAGCGCAAAATATACGATTTCCCGCCGCCTGCAGCACCACCATACAAGATGTATGTATTATCTTTGACTGTCCGCATAAATTCCCGCTGTTTTGCCGTCGGGTGAATGATGTCATTGACAAGATTAATCGTCTGTACTGATGTCATCATCTACCACCAGATTAATCCCAATATTTCCGGATAATTCTTTTTCTTGCTTATCTCTCCATTCCGGTTTCCGGTTCGTCAGCCAAAAGATAAGTGCTTTCACGTCCGGCGGTACATGCCGCGTCACACGCTTAGTTACCTTCATCGCCGCTTTATTTCTTGCGTTTTTATCCGCAATTAGCTCTGATGTAGTCTCTATATAGTCATATCCTTTAGCTCTTTTTAATAATGCGTTCTCAACTTCAATGTCAACAACTTCTTTCCCACGCGATAATGCCTCCGAAAAATCCGGATACTTCTTTTTCCACTCATACAGAGTGCTTGTCGTGATACCGACGTTGTGTGCTATTTGTTCATCGCTCAATCCGTCCCGCGCCCATGCCTGCAGGCGTAGAAGATTATCCGGAAGAAGCCACTTTGCATACTTGCCTTTTGCGCCCACAGTAATCACCGCCTTAAAAAAACAAACGAAAAGCACACGTCGGGGAGGATTGACGCGTGCTTTTCTAAAATTAAAGAGGAAGTATCATGCTACTTTCACGCTATCATAATACCACATTTAAATGTCAGATTTTGTCAGGTTTTGCTTTCTTTGAGATTTCCCGAAAAGCTTTATTTTTCAAATCATAACAATATGTTCTTGCATAATGATGTTCTTGCGCGATTTTTTCCCAAATTTTGTTTAAGAAATATCTGTCAATCATGATTGATTTCTGCTCCGGATCGGAAAGCAAAGCAAGCAGCCTGAACCCTCTTGTAATCATGTCACCGTATCTGTTGAGCTCTTTTATCCGAAGCTCTTCTGATTTTTCCATCTTCTCCTTGAAAGCAATCACGATGTCTGACAAATCGGATGGAGAGCCGCCATCCACGGGCTCTTTATCGTATCTACAGCCTTTTAAAGAGAACAAATCCATCTCGCACTGCTGGCGGTATTGATTCAAAGAGTCAATATGTTTTCTACATCGTCGAATCTCTTCAAAAAACGCTTCGATATCACCGCGTACCCGTTTTGATTCAAAATGCAATTTAACTGCTGCTTTTTCGTACGTCGGATCCGGATTATGAAAAATGCCCGGTCGCATTCCGTTATTCATCATCTTCTCCTTTCAGTATTTTCAGCATTTCATCTCTATGCAAGCATGCCTCTTTTTCTGTTGTAAAGCAGTTCCCTGTATGCCTGTTAAGAATGTCAAGTATCCTGTGTCTCAGAAATATTGCATCAATTATTACTCCGTCAGTATCAACGTAAAAATAAGTTTCTCCGACCTTTGGTTTAAACGGCCTTTTCTTAAATTCATAATCTTCAAAATCTTCAATAAAACCACCTAACATCGTATTATGCCATTTGTCATTATATTTTATAAGCAGTTCTCCATAAGCAAATTTAAAATTATGATATTTCCCATTTATCCCCTTTCCTTTAAATTCCTCATTCTCTACTACTCCGATTCTCTCCATCAGCAGTTCTATGATTTCTTCTCTTAGTGTTTTCATGCTTCATTCACCTCTATTTCAATCCTCGGATTATCCCGATCGGTAAAAACTTCCTGCGTCAAGTGCACATACTTCCGGCTGTCATTCAGGATAAACTCCATGTCCTGCAGCGCATCAAGTATAAACTTTGCCGCACTCATCACATTATCTTCATCCCGGCGCATATTCTTTTCGTAATACTCAATGTGGATGTTCACCTTTTTCGTATATTTCCGCTCTTTTACCTGTGGCCGCAACATCAGAATAATCTGCCTCTGCGTTTTTTTCTTGACGCCAGCCCCAGCGTATTTGTTCAACCGGTTGGCAGCAATGAGGTCATTCATGCAGGGAAGACGACCGGGAATCACAAGCTTCATATGCCACCACCTAATCGAATCAAAACGTATGTCAGCGCTACTAATATTCCGATAAGAACGCACTGTATAAGCATCAGATATAGTTCAAACTGTCCTAAAAGATAATATTTATCCCCTCTGTCACTGTAAAGTTTCACTTCATGCTCCTCTCTCGTTGCCAAAAGTGGCAACGACGGTGATTAAGTTGTTCATTTTTCGTGCCTCTCTCCGTAAATCCGCTCTTCCTCATCACGCAGCTTTCTTGCCGCTTCGTCAAGCTTGATAGCTGCGTACATGATCAGAACAATAAACAGTACGACGCTTGCTACATCAATAGCTGTATTCATTTCTCTTCCCCCTTAAAACGGTAAATCATCATTCTGCGGCGGCAGTTCACTCTGCGCCGTTCCGAACTGCTCAAAATTGCCCGATCCTGTTCCCTGCGGTTTCTTGATATTGAGTGGCATTGCTACAAACTCCACGACAATTTCCGTCATGTACTTCTTGTCGCCTTCCTTGCCGTAAGAGTAGCTGCTGTACCGCCCCTCGATAAACACCGGCATCCCTTTCTGCAGCTGGTTTCCGATGGCTTCTGCCCATGGCGGCCACGCTTTTACTCGTACATAATCCGTAAATTCCTGCTTCTCTCCGTTCTGATTAACAAAATACCGATTGACCGCCACCGTCATCGTTGCTACCGCTTTCCCGGATGATGTGTTCTTGATTTCAGGATCGCGGACAAGATTTCCACAAATTTTACAATCGTTCATGTTTGGCATTTTTCATTCTCCTTTTCATATATAAACGTCTATTTTCCCGGATTCATAAGCGCTCTTTATTTCAACGAAAGCAATTCTTGCGTTTTCTTCTGTTTTGTATTCCAGCTCAAGCTGTTTATACGTCCCCGGCATGTAGATGATAAGGCTTTTCCCTTTCTGCTCAACGTATGACGGATTCATTGCTATGATTCCCGTTTTCTCCGACACAACCATAAATCGATTACTTCCCATCTCTGTTACTCCTTTCTTCTGCTTCATTTCTTCCGATTCCACCCCAGAACATAAGCCTTTCTATCGCCTGTTCTTTGTCCATACATTCGACTATCAGCGGGGTTCCATTTCTATTGTCTATCGCAAGATGTACAAGCCGGTTTTCATAATCGTCTTCATAAGCGCAATAGAACAGTCCCTTTTGCTTGAATTTCCCATCTTTTCCAGGAACGGAAAAATGCATGTTGAAAAATTTCGTATCTATATTTCTGTAAATTTTTTCATCCTTTGTCGCTCCAGCTATCGCCTTATCCATGTTTCGCCACCCCTTAAACCTCATTTTTCCGCAGGCTTTCTCCTGCTTCTATAAGCAACCTGTTCGCATGCTTCAACCTGTCAAAAATCCGTGACATATACCTCTGGTTCATTTCTTCCGGCGTCTTATTTGTCGTAATAATTACCGGCAGGAGTTCGTTGTACCGTTTAGATATAATTGCATCGACCGCATTCAGTACCCAGTCATTTTGATACTCCGCTCCCATGTCATCAAGAATCAGTAGGTCTGTTTCTTTTGTACGCGTCCGGACTTCCTGCGAAAGATTATTCTGCAGAAGGCTGTCCATCAATTCCGGCATCGTGATGAAATACGCCCGGTTGTAATCTTTCATGATCTCCTGCGCTATGGCGACCGCCATCGTGGTCTTCATACGTCCTACTGGTCCGGCGAAGATAAGCCCCTGCCCTTTTGCCTTGTGTGTTTTGAAATTCTTAGCGTAATCTTTCGCAATTGCATAATGGCTTTTCAGCAGCTTGGAATCCGGTAATCCTTTTCTTTCAATGTTCTGAAACGTGCAGGCATGGTACCGCCTGCCTATGCCGGCTTTATACAGCCGATTTGTCCATTTTTTTCTTTCTTCTGCCGCCTCTTCCGCTTTTGTCTTTTGATTTTGCTCATTTAAGCGGCCATTGTTTTTGATAAATGTCTCCATTTTTTCCCGGAGATCATCCATATCCCGTCCGATTCGTTCCATTGTCACCATCCGTCTTTGATACCTTTCCACTCTTCCAGAGAAGCGATATGTCCATAGCTTCCTTCCGACTTTTTGCGCTTATGTTTTTTGAGCGGCCAAAATCCGAGCCATTGATTTTCTATTGATTGCTCTACAATGAGAATGGCGTCCTCTATATTCCCGTTTGATAACTTCTTGAGTTGTGTCAGGTTCTTTTTGAGAGCCGTCGGTGATACAGAAGCTTTCCTCTGTTTCCTCATGTCCATCCACTTTTTGATTGATTTCTCCAGTCCGTGAGAAGAGGAAGAAAATGCTTTGATGATTTCAGTTTTCGGAGAAGACGCTTTTTCCTCTTCCTCTACCTCTTCCTCTTCCTCTACCTCTTCCTCTTCCTCTTCCTCTACCTTGTCGGATTTATTCCAGAGGTTATTCGATTTATCACGGAGGAAATCGGTATTTATTCCGGGGGAAATATTTTTGCATAGAAAATCCCCTGTGACCTTCACCGACTTTCTTTTCAGACGGGCTACTGCATCAAAGTAGCGCTGCTGAATACCGTGTGAAGTGAGAATTCCGTACTTCTGAAACATGTGGCTGTCAAAAAACTCAACTGAAACCGCCTTTCGAACGGTATCCTCTACTGCACCCTCGCTCACGCCGAATTGCTCAGCTATGAGGAATGCCAGATCGTTATCGTATTTCACGTAATACCCCTCTTCTCGAAAAATATTACAGAGCAACGCGATCAGTATCGGTATTGATTGATTGCCACAGTCCTTTTTTATCTTCCGGACCTTTACGCTTTCGAAGAAATCAACATCCAGTGTGAGATAGTCCAACCCTTGTTTAAGTTGGCGCCCCACGTTATCACCCCCTTTAAAGGTTTATAACGAAATTTACTCATTCCAGCGAGTACAGAGTTCCGTCTACATACTCATAGATCCTGATTCCCTTCGCCTTTGCGTAACCGTATTCCGCCATGCAGCCGCGGCTATGCCACCAGTACCCGGACATAATCAAGAGAGTGCAGTTGTTGAGAAGCCTGAAATCATACCAGAGAATCTCCATTTTTTCCATATCTTTTCCTTCCAAGAATGAATACGCATGGAGAGGAGAAATGATCGTCAGATTAGGGTATTTCAGCATGATGTCATACGCAATATCTCCAGTATCTTTCAGGTTATTTTCTTTGACTTCTTTAAAATATGTTTGAGTTTCCAGTTTTATTGGAGCGTAAGGATGAGCCAAGTAGGCCATCCCGCACTCCAATTCCGGAAGAGGATTTCTTTTAATTTCTTCCATCGCTCAGTACCTCCCCCGTTTCCTTGTCCACTGTCGGCGGTATTTCATCAAATGGGATTTCTTCGTCCTGCGGAGCCTGTGCTTCCGCGTCGATCGTCACCGGCGTGTCATCATCATCCATATGACCTGTCGCCAGATTCTTCATGATTTCCTGATTAACCGGAGAAGCGTCCAAGTAATTAATACTCATAATGCCCCACTTAGAAAGAAGTAAACGAAGCAATGTTTTCCGTGCCATAGAATTAAATTGATCTCTCCAGATAGAATTTTGATATTTTCCTTTTCTGTTTTTTGCTTCGTGTGCTTCTATTTGTTTTTTCGTCATATAGAGCGTCTTTTCCATGCCATTATTTAATCGGTAGTAAGCGGCATACCCTATGACAGGAGCTTTTGCCCTCTCCTCTTCATCTTCAATCCAGCGGAATTCAATATCTTCTTTCATGCGGTCATAAGACACGAGTTCCCCCTCATGGACTTCTATTGTATTTAGTCGCTGATAGAGCCCGGTTCTCAAAGCAAGCTGCACCATCCCTTTGTAGCCGAGAATAAAGGTGGCGTTTGTGGTTCCAGTCTTTTTATCTCGGAAAGGGATTAGATAAGCATATCCGAGTGACGGCTCTATCGGTAAATCATAAGTAGCCGCTTTAAGAGCACCTTTTACTATTTGAATAGGATCCCGATTAAAACATTCCAGCAACTCTGGAGTTCCGTTTACAAGCGTCACTACACTTGATATAAATTGTGGGGATCTTCCACCGAGCAATTCGTCAAAGCGCCTTCTGAATCCGTTTTGATCTAAATAGTCATTCAGCAAAGATTGTACACTCGGCGTCTTTACCGCCTTGTTTTCCTGCTGTGTTTTTACGATTCCTTTTGCTGCATTCATTTCTTATCCTCCTGTTAAATTTGAAAACCTTCCGGATATTTTGTACTTAACGGACGATAATTTGCCCCGTCCTGCTCTGTTTTTCCGCATTTTTTACATTTCATTTTCGGGATCACATTCTGATGAAAATTAGCGTCATCGTATCCCGGTTTTTCCTCTTCATGCCCGCAAAACGGACAGATAAATAATGCTCTGAAATCTCTTCTGTTCTGTGAAAGTATCTCCTTAATTCTCATCTAAACTCCTCCTGTTTTAATTTCATATAATGCGCCCATATCAGGATAGGTTTTCCTGCCGGCGTGTGACCTATTTTTATAAGAGCGGATTCGTTCACCTTATCCGCCAATGTCCCCTTAAGTGGCGGGGATTTTAGCCCCCTTTGTATACTGACTTTTGCGCCTATCTTGAGGGCTGTAAACTCTTCAATGCTCATTAGTAGACCTTCATTATGCGGCCTGCTTCGCCGACTTTGATAAATCCCATCGCTTTGAGTGCCTCATAGCTGCCGCTGTCTTCTTTTTTAACGCGGGATAAGCTAATAGATTCTCTCGGCTTTATTGCTTTCCATGTAACTTTTCTGTCACCGATGTGTCCGACTTCGTTTTCTCCAAGCAGTGCCATTAATTCATTTTTTGCCGCCTGTATAGCGTCTTTTGCTTCATTTTCTTTTGCTTTGGCCAAGTCATATTTTTCAAAAATCCGCAAGGCTTCTTCCGGCAGGTCTATCTCTTTACCGTTCGGCGTATTGTACAGCCCGACAAGTGTGTGAACTGTAGAATCACTGCCGTCTACCGCAGGCATTGTCTGTTCTGTGACATGGTTCCAAAATTCTTTTTCTTGCTCCCGGATGTACTTGATATCGTCTTCGTTACGCATGATCTTTTTTACCCGGAAATCGTTTCCGCCGATAAGGGCTCCTATGTACCAGTAATCGGCCCCTGTGACTGCCATGTAATGCATGCACTGGCAGTAGTAGCTGTCTGGTACTGTCATGTCCTGCGGATCGTCTTTATCGCCCCATTGTTTACTCATGCGCCAGTCTGCCGTCTTGATTTCAAGACCGGCATTCTCTCCGACTATCCAGCGGTCAATATTGGCCAACATGTACGGATAATCGTTATCCCGAAGAGTTCCTCTCCGGCGTACCTTTTTATCTGTAATTTCCTCAAATCTCTGCGCGATCACCGGTTCCATGTGGCTGCCCCACCAGACCCTTTCGTTTTTTGATAGGTCTTCGGGCTGCATCATTCCTGTTTTTTCTGACCAAAGTGTCAATGCTGATTTATACGGATTGAGTCCGAGAATGCTTCCGCAGTCTGACCCGCCTAATCCTGTATTTCTTACTTTGAGCCAATCCTCACGCGAAGCATCGGCATTCAATATAAGTTCTGCCATTTGTCTATTCCTCCATTTTCTGATAATATAGAGGCGGAAATATTACTCACATTTTCCGCCTGCCGATTGATGCTGCGAACATCAGTCGGCTTTTTCAATTTTGTTTAGCTCAGTAATAATTTCAAATAAAATCTCTTCGCGTATACTCGCTTTGGCCGCGTTTATCACTTCGCCTTTTATGTCCGCATCTGCCCAGACATCTGATTCCTGCTTATACCTGCGGCGTACATATGCAATGATATGTTTTAACTTTTCTGTGTCAGTCATCTTCTTGCATCCTTTACTTTTAAAAACCCTGACTGTCTAAATCTGACTTTATTTCGCGGATAATGCATTCGATTTCGTACTCCATGAGTGCTGACCCATCCTCTTTGCAGATCTCCAGTACAGTCAGAACTAAATTCCAATCATCTTTGACAAGTGTTACGCTGAATGGTCTGTCATCCATTTCTTGCCTCTTCTACTTTGACTACAATCAACATGCCCGGCTGCAGGTTCCCGACGTCCTTTATCCTATTATCTTTCTTTGCCTGCCAGACAAGCTTCCGCAAGTCTTCTTTGTCCGTAGCTATCTCGCCGCAGATGTCCCAGAGCGTGTCGCCCGGTTTGACTTCTCTCCGGTACTCAACAATCTTCACCTCCGGGAAGAGCCTGTTGTAAATGTTATCCGCATCCACCGCTGCGCCGGCTACCAGTGCGGCTGACATGAGAGCCGCTGTGAAAATTAATGGCTTGTTCATAATTCCCTCCTGCACTGCCGCCGTATTGGCGGCTATACAAATCTGCCGGATGACGTCCCCGCAGTCGTGCGTTTTTCCTGTTTCTCAAGAGACAATTCATTCTTAAGTCTTCGTAATGCAGACGGGCGGAAATCGTCAGGCTTCTCACCGACCATTGCCAGTACATCCCGTTTCAAAAACCGGATGGCAGACAGATTTTTCACCGCCGGAAGGATGCCGTCATTTTTCATGCGGTAGACGACATCCGTTGATACGCCTAAGATTTCGGCGGTTTCTGCGACGGTATACGTTCTTCTCTCCATGTTTTCGCTCCTTTCTATGTTTTTAAATTCCGTGGTAGGTTGTTGTGAATCACTTTCTGCTCACTCTGTTATAATGTTGGCAGAAAGGAGGTGAACACTATGATATTCGCTTTAAAAATCAAGAAACGTCCCGGTGTCGGTCTGTTAAATCTTGACCTTTGGGAAATTTCAGAAATATTCCTTAGCGGTGATGGAATATTAGGATATTTCCCTAAAGAAGAAATTCATGACTATTTATTAACTCATCCGCACAGCATAAGAGTTAATCGCGGGAATATGCCGTTCCTTGAACCTCGAATCAGTAAAAACGGCGAAAAATACGTTGCCTCTGAAGCAAATGACACAATTTTAGACAATCTTTTATCACTACCCCAGGAATAAGGAACCAAGAAGACAGCGCGTTTCCGTCGTGCTGTTTTTCTTTTGAATATCTTCCCCTGTATCGTTCATATCGTTTTACTTCTTCAAAAAGGTCCACATCCAGTACATCAAAAACGTGGAATAGCATTGCACGCTTGTAGTTTTCATGCGAATTCTTATTTAAGACATAACCATTAATATTTACCTCTTCCATGTTTTCACCTCTCCTTTCTATTTCTCTGTGGTAGGTTGTTACACTTTACTTTCCCTCCCGCCTGACTTTAACCCTTGCATAAATCGTCTTATATATTAGACGATTAGTCTAAAAAAATATCTGATACTTTGCATTCAAGTGCTTGAGCTAATCGAATAAGCGTTTTCGTAGAAGTTGAAAAATTTCTGTCAGTTTCTATTGATATTATCGTCTGTCTTGATACGCCTGCTTTTTTCGCCAATTCTTCTTGAGTTAGATTGCATGCTTCTCGCTTCTCTTTCACGTAATACATTTCCGTCACCTCGCTTTCTCTGTCTAATATATCAGACGTCAATTAATTTGTCAAACATATTTTACAAATTAATTTTTATAATGTACAATATAATAAACAATTTGAATCTTATCGACGAACTCAACAGAGGGGTGATAAAAATGTATATAGGAGAATTAATAAAAAAATATAGGGCAGAAAATAAATTATCCATGCAGGACTTTGCAGATCGTTCTTCCTTAAGCAAAGCCTACATCGGAATGCTCGAAAAAGTCATTAATCCAGCCACGGGGAAACCAATTAGCCCATCTCTCCCCAAAATGCAGGCTATCGCAAAAGCTATGAATTTAACTTTAGATGATTTATTGCCTCTCTTAAGCGATGATCAAGAAGTCACTATAAATACAGCTGTTCCCTTATTTTCAAGAAAAGGCGTCCGCATTCCGGTACTGGGAAAAGTGGTGGCCGGCATCCCGATCAAAGCCATCACCGATATAGAAGACTGGGAAGAAATCCCTGAAAGCATGGCAGCCACCGGCGAATATTTCGCACTCCGTATCAAAGGCCGCTCTATGGAGCCCAAACTGCTGGAAGGCGATGTCGTTATCGTCCGCCGGCAAGAAGATATAGATAGCGGAGATACCGCCATAGTTTTGGTGAACGGAGATGAGGCCACCGTCAAACAAGTAAAAAAGACCGATGCGGGCATAACCCTCGTCGGCCTAAACGTAGATGTCTACCAGCCCCATTTCTACACCAACAAAGACATAGAGGCTTTGCCGGTACAGATAATTGGCAAAGTCATTGAATCCAGACATAAGTGGTAATTTTTTAAATAACGAATATCGATTAATTGTTAATCTTGACAGATCCTTATTGGATCCATTCTAAGGTATAGTGATGGATAGTCAAAAAAATAATTATTATGAAATATTGGGCGTTTCCCCAAATGCATCCTCCAGAGAAATTCGAAAATCCTATATTATTTTAGCAAAAAAATACCATCCGGATACAACTTCATTACCAAAAGATATTGCTAATGAAAAAATGACTAAAATAAATGAAGCCTATGCAATTTTATCCGATCCCGAAGCGAGAAATTTATATGATTCAACCGTTAACGCAAACTACACAACTACGGAAGAATACAGTGAATCAAGTTATAGTACAGATCATCCATCGCCCTATGAGGCTTTTTATCATTCCCTAAGTGCAATAAATCGTTATTGCTTTGTCTTTATAGAAAAATTAAATAACGAAATCCAATATAAATCCGGTTTTGAGCAAAATAACTTGAATGCATGTAATAAATTATTTGCTGATTTTTATGATCACGTCTTGAAAGAAGTCACTGATCTTAAAAACTCTGCTTTCTGTGATAATGACACCTTTGAATATGTTGGTTTGGTCTTTTATAAATTTTCAATAGCCTACACATGGACATCACAATATGAACAAGCACTGCACTTTGCTGACCAATCCTTAACTTATATACCTCCACAATCAGATAATTATAAATTAGTAAAGAAAAACCGAGATAAAATATATTCAGCTATTTCCGATCATAAATATAAAGAGAAATTTTGGAATGTCATTAATGGAATTAGAGCGACTATTTTTATCTTTGCAATATGCGCAGGCATATATTCATGTATAACCGGACCTTCAACATCAAATAAGAAACCAGCCAAAAGTACACAAGACACGAGCATACAAACAGAATTAACTCCCAAAACAGGTATAAAAACAGGCTATGTGCCTAACGCCAATATTTTAAATACAACCGGATATTCTACAATAACGATAGACAATACACAAAATAATGCACCTGTTTATGTGCGCCTTTGGAGCATGGGCCCCAATCCTTATCCAGTTCGTACATTTACAATTGCTCCTAATAATAGATTCACCGCTTTATCATTGACGCCAGGGGATTATGAAATTCGGTATAAATTCCTTTACAAAGAAAAAGACGCCTCTTTCGGAAATAAATCCGAAGTATTTAAATTATCAGAAATACATACTAATACTGGTATAAAATATGATCAGTTCACATTAACCTTGTATAAAGTTCGCAACGGAAATACAAAGACTTATAAAATCCCCATTGATCAATTATAGAAAATTATAATCATTTCAACGGCAAAAAGAAATACATCCATAGGGAGGTAATAAAATGAGTAATACAGCAGTAAATATTATCAGATGGATTCTTATTATTCCCGCATACATTGTCAGTTATGTGATGATTCGTTTTCTGGCATTAGGAAGTTTTACAATGTTTTCAATGATAGGCGACGGGTTATTATATGCAGTATATGAAGTGTTTATTGAAGGACTTATAGCTCCACTTTTTTCTATCATTGCCGCTTGGAAGGTAACGCCATATCACAAGAAAAGCACTGTTTATGTGCTTTCCGGGGCGCTCTGTATTTTCTTTTTTATCTCTATGTGTTTAGCCGTCCAAGGGTACGGGAATGATGGTGGGCTTCTGTTTTACCAGGAGTTAATAACAGGAATTTTATTCATAATCATAAATATCTATTGCTGTTATTCTGTAGCAAGATACGGTTCTATTGAGCATCAGTAAAGAGGACGGAGACTCGGCATGAAACCTTAACAGGCCGATTAAAATAATTCATACAGGAGATTCGATGATGAACAAACAGAATTTTATAGATTTTTCCGGAGAAACGGCCTTGGCGGGTTATGCGACCGGTGCTTTTTTATCTATGCTCTGTTCTATATTCTTTCCGCATTCTATTTTTGCCTGGATTATAGTTATCGGCCCTCCCGGGTTGCTATTCGCTCAATGGATAGGCAGATATTCAGCAAAAAGATATCTAAAAGATCACAGCTGATTCGAAAGCATTATTTTAATAATTAGAATTCTTACAGAAAGAAGGTATCCCAATGCTCCGCCACCGACAAAAGAAGAACGCCGCGAACTTGCTAAAATAGTTCAAAAACAACTAATAGAAGATTCAGAAAAGGAAAATGGTAAAAATCCATTAGAATAATCTTCAAATGCCTTTATAAAACACTTCATTATTCCTATAATGATTCCAGAACAAAAAACAGTAATTGACGAAGACGAGTTAAATTGAATTAAATTGAATTAAATTGAGTTAAGATGAGTTAAATTGAATTATCCACCGCTAATTCCTCAATAATATATAAACGAAAAATCCGTTTATATTTACATCAGAAAATCGTCTGAAATCGTTCGAAATCGTTTGTGTCAATTTTTATTCAAGTTTATTTTTCCCTCGAAAATCCCCCTATTTTATTGAAAGGTTTATTCAATCATCCTATTATGGCGTAACGATATTATTTTTAAGGAGGATAATTATGGATGACGAGACCAATATGCTCTATTTTAATTTAGAACCTCCAACACTTGATAACATGACAGACAACCTTTTAACGGCTCTAATTCACTGCAAAAAAGAAATTATATCTCATCCCAAAAAAGCAATGAAAGAAATAAACAATTCAAAGCGGAATGATTTTACAGCGGTTTCAGCGAAAAGTGTATTTACTACGCCACAGAAATTCTCAATATTTATCAGACAGAGCAGTGAATTTACGGAAGATTTTTCTATCGGTTTAGTCTGGAGACCGGATAGCTATCCTTACGGAATAATATTGGTCAGGTTTAACGGTGCGCACGGAAAGAACAGGAACGTTGAACATCAAAGGATTCCTCATGTTCATGAACTTACATTACTTGACATACAAAATCAAAAATACAATCCACACCAAATCAGTGAAACTAACGGCTATGTAAATATGGATGACGCTACTTTAAAATTTATGAAATATTGTAATATAATAGATTGGGAACGCGATTTTCCACACTTACTCGAAATGGATTTATTTGATTGTTGACGATTTAGTTAGGAGGTGGCAACATGTTAACACAATTAAATACTGCATTAGCTGCCGCATTTCATAATAGCTTCAGATTAGATGAGATCCGTCCTAACACATACCAAGTATTTTTACCGGCTTATTATCCAGATGGAGATATGATTGATATTTTTATAAAGCCACAGTTGGACGGAAAAATTGATATATGCGACTTTGGCTTAACCTTAATGCGCTTATCTTACACATACGATTTGACTACAAGAGCAAAGCAAACGATTTTTAACAAAATATTGAGAGAAAACGGTGCCGACATTGAGAATGGAAATATATTTATCAGTTCCTCAATAAACAATATGTATGCAACAATCATGCAATTTGTTCAGTTAATCGCTAAAATTTCAGATATGAAGCAATATCAACGACTTTCTCAAAAATCTGAATTTTATAACAATTTTAAAGATTTTATATTGGACAGCTTTAAAGAGTTCTCCCCAAAGGCAAATATTATTCCAATACCGGATAGAGAGGAAATTACTGTAGATTATGTTTTGCAACAATCGAATTGCAAGCCAATTTATTTATATCCTGTGTCAGGAAATTCTAAAGCCGATTTAGTTGTTATGTCTTTTATTAATCTCCAAAAGGCAAACATACCTTTCACTGGTGTTGTTGTCCATGAAGATTTTGAGAGTCTTGCAAAAAAAACACAAAAATTTATTACAGATGCAGCGGATAAGCAATTTACAGATTTTAGTAATTTCAAAAGTCAAGGCTCTCAATATTTAAATAGACTTACAACTGCATAATAAGTAAAAACCGCCGCCATACCGCAAATATGACGACGGGAACCGGAACGATAAAGGGTATCCTTCCGGCAGTTGTAACAACCCTACCACAGGCTGATTACGCATATATTATAGCACAATCAGCCTTAATTCTAAAAGGAGGCTGATTTTATTATGGAATATTCATTTTCAACACGAGAGAAGAACGGCAGCATCTGCCTTGTCCTGTCTTACAAAGTAAACGACAAATGGAAGCAGAAGACCAAACAGGGATTTAAANCCTTGCGGGAAGCAAAACAATACCAAGACAAATTGTTAGCTGCCGCAAAAAAAGATGCCGCCTGCGGAACCGATCCGGAACTCGCGGATATTACATTTGAGAATTTCACACGAAATATATACCTGCGGGATAAGAAATCCTCTTTGGAATACAGTACACTAAACAACTATTTCAGTATGCTTCTCTGTATTCCTGCCCTGTGTAGTAAACCAATAAGAACAATTACTGCCGGAGACGTTATTAATGTTTATCAAGATATGGGGCGTTTTAGTGAGGGCACAAGAAAGAATCGTTTCGCCCAGATTCGTGCCATCTTTAACTATGCCATTAATCCGTATAAAATTATTACCGTCAATCCTGCAAATAGCGTCACGCAAGCAAAAGATAAAACCATCCGGAGAATAAACGCACTGACAGAAAAAGAATCACGGCAACTGCTTGACGCATTAAGCGCCACCCCCACTTTTTACATGATTGCTTTCATCGCCTTAAATACCGGCATGAGGTACGGAGAAATAGCCGGATTGACATGGAGCAGTATCAATTTCCCAAGACAAACAGTTACCATAGATAAGCAATATAACTGGATATCACCCCAAAAACGGGGATTTAAAGCCGTAAAATCACGGAATGGAAATCGAACTATACACATGAATACAAAATTGGCCGCCAAGCTAAATGAATGGAAACAGACCGCCCCTATATCCATTGACGGGCGGATTATTCCCACAACACCAAGCACTCATCCACTCATGAATAGGCAGCTGCGTAGATTAAAACAGGGGGTCTCTGTTCATACTTTGCGGCATACCTTTGCTACCATGCTTTTGTCAAAATCAAAAGATATTAATCTTGTTGCGGCTGGTTTAGGTGATAACGTAGCCACCGTTGCCGCTACCTATATTCATTACACAGATGATATCCGCAAAGAAGCAGACCAATACATTGAAACCATGTATAAATGATTTTTTTTGCCGTTTGTTTGCCGTATACATAAAAATCCCCGCAGTTATGGGGATTTTTTGCTTATATATTTTTTATAGCATAAACATAACGGCAGCGGTATAAATCAGATCGGCCCGTTAT